GGAATCTTATGATCATAATATAAAATGGGATGGTAACAATTACTTAGAAGATGTCTATGTTTGGAAAATGAATTTAAACGAAAAAAGTTTTTACGGACATATAACCCTTATTAGATAGTGATATATTTATAACATATATGAAGGCAGAAGATCTACGTAAATTAGTTAAAGAAGAGTTAAGAAAAACTCTAAATGAAGACTACCAAGATAAATTTAAAATGGTAGGTACTTTAATTACTAACATTAAAGAACGCCCTCAAAAAGAAATATATTCAGATATTAGAGCTATCCCTGGAATTACAGTAATATCATCAAAAGAACCATTAGAATACGCTGAACAAGATAAAACAAAATTTAAAACTATACTTTCAGTTAAAGTAGATGGTTATCCTTGGATTACAAAAGGTGGATTTAATAGAGAAAAACTACTTGATATAGCCCAAGACATAAAAAGAGTACCAGGAGTTGAAGCTTTCTTTATGAAAGATGAAAACATCTCTACTCTTTAATATATGTATATAAAATAAATAAAGTTATTTAAATAAAAATTATGAGTGAATTTAACATCCCAACTGAAAAGGTTACCTTACCTTCAAAAGGTTTAATCTATTCTCCTGATAGTGAATTATCAAAAGGTCATATTGAAATGAAATATATGACAGCTAAAGAAGAAGATATTCTTCTTAATCAAAGATACATTAAAGAAGGAACAGCTATTGATAAATTATTACAATCTTTAGTAGTTACTAAATTTAATTATGATGATTTAATTTTAGGTGATAAAAATGCTATTATGGTAGCTGCCCGTGTTTTAGGATATGGAGGTGAATATAAATTTACTTATGATGGTGAAGAACATAATATTGATTTATCCCAAATAGACCCCAAACCTATTGATGAATCCCTATTCACCCCAGGGAAAAACGAGTTTGAATATATTCTTCCATTTTCTAAAACTAATATTACTTTTAAAATTTTAACTCATAAAGACGAAAATAAATTATTAAAAGAATTAGAAGGTCTTAAAAAGATAAATAAAAATATTTCATCTGAAATTTCTACTAGAATGAAATACATTATTACATCTGTAGACAATGATAGAGAAGTTAAAACTATTAGAGATTTTGTAGATAAAAAACTACTAGCCCGAGATTCTCAAGCCCTAAGAAAACATATTAGAGAAATCCAACCAGATATAGATCTGACTTTTTTTCCCTCCCCAGATTCAGAACGAGTTGCTATCCCAATCGGGGCTAACTTTTTTTGGCCTGACCTCTAACAGCCCAGAACAAATTAAAGAGTATAGATTTGATTTGTATAGACAAATCCATCAAATTTGTTTTCATGGAAAAGGTGGGTATAGCTGGCCAATAGTTTATGCTATGCCCTCCTATTTAAGAAAATTTATTTTTGATGAAATAAAAAATCACTATGATGAAGAAAATAAAGCATCTTCTTCTTCTAGTTCTCCTAACACTAAAATTTTACACCCTGGTTCTAATTCTAAACCTGTAAAACCAGTATCTACACCTAATTTTTCTAAAGGTGTAAGTTATAAATAAAATTTTACATTTTTAATATTTATAATAAACCTATTTAATGGCTGATAATTTATTTGGAAGATTTCAAAGAGCTAATATTGAAGCTAAAGAACTGCAAAGTTTACTTGAGCAAATCAACAGTCAAATAGATAAAACAAGCTTTGATCCTAAACAAAGTATAAAAAATGCTGCTAACGATTTAAAAGAAATAGTTAGTTTATCTCAACAATTCGCCGATTACCAAAAAAGTATAGCACTTGGTGGCATGAAAAATGCCAAAATGTCAGCAGATGATTTACAAAATCTTGCTAAAAAAGTAACTTTACAAAAACAATATTTTAAAAATAGAAAACAAGAATTTAATGAAGCTTTAAAAAATCGCCAAAAACAGATAACTCAACAGATGAGGTCTTCTAGTTTGACTGAGCAAGAATTAAATAAATTAAAACGTAAACAAGCCGCACTTGATGTAGCTAAATCTAAAGCAACAGAGTTAAATAAAAGTTACGAAAATTCTATTAAAACAGTAGGTGGGCTAGAAAAACAAATTAAAAAAGCAGCAGCAGCTGCTAGAGGAATTGAAAGAGGAGAAAAGGCAATGGCTGCAATGAATAAGTTGATAGAAGCTGTACCTCTTACTTCTTGGCTTAATCCTTTTACAGCTATTTCTAATATAATAAATTTTATATATCAAACCATAGTAGAAGTAGATAAAGCAACAGGAGTAGCAGCTAAAAGTTTAAATAGAAGTTATCAAGAAGTTGCTAGTATGAGAGAGGAAATGGCTGAAGTAGCAAAATCCACTTCTACTATATATGATAACTCTAGAGATATGCTAGAGGTTTTTACTGCTATAAATGAAGATTTAGGAACATCTCTAAATTTTACTAGGGGAATGACAAAATCCCAAAAAGAAGGAGTAGCCTTCCTAGGGATGATGTACAAATATGCAGGTTTAACTCTTGATGAAGTTAAAGGTTTACAAAAGTTTTCTTATTTCCAAGGCCGAGATGTAAAACAAATGTCAGGCGAAATGATGGCCCAATATAAAATTACTGGGTTAAGGTATAAAGTTGCTTTAAATGAAAAAAATGTTTTAAAAGATATACAAACTACTTCTGCTTATTTTAAAGTAAATATTGAAGGAGGAGCAGTAGGGTTAGCTAAAGCTTTAGCTACTACTAAGGCATTAGCAACATCTTTAGATGATGTTAATTCAACAGCTAAAGGTTTATTAAGTTTTGAACAATCTATAGAAAAAGAACTCTCAGCTGAATTGTTACTAGGTAAACGATTAAATGGAGAGTACATGCGAACTTTAGCATTTAATAAAGATTACACAGCATTAGCTGAAGAAATTAGAAATACTATTGGAAGCACTAGTGAAGAATTTGAAAGAAATGCTATCCAATCCCAAGCATTAGCTGATTATTTAGGGATGAGTGTTGAAAAAATGGTTGAAATAGCTTACAATTCTGAAGCAGCCCAAAACGCCTCAGCAGGAACTGTTGACATTGAACAACAAAAACTAAATGCCTTAAATAGCCAAACAGAACTAGTACAACAACAATTAGAACTACAACAACAACAAGCATCCGTAGCTGAAACTTTTGATGCTACTCTACAAAATTTAATAGATACCCAACTCCCAGGAATTTATAGTCTTTTAGATATGGTAAGAGGAATTATTATAGATGTTGGGGTTTATATAAAAAAGATAATAGACAACTTTGATATAATAAAATCTGTTATATCAATAATTGGTGGTCTTATTGTAGGAAAAATAGTATTTGGTATTATGAATACTATTACAAAAATATACCTTCAAATAGCAGCTCAAAAACAAATGAATATAGCTACTGCAAGACAAAACAACCTTCTTGCAGAACAAACCAAATTGCTTGGATCAATTATGGGTATAAAAGAAGCAGAACTTGGAGCAACTACTGCTTCGGTTTTAGCTGAAAAAAATAAAGGAGCTTCTATATCACAAAACATTGGAAAACAAAGTTCTTTAACTGCTGGAGCAATAGGTGAAGCAGGAGCAAAATCTACAGCAGCCATAGCATCATCTTTTGGTGCTATGATACCTATTATAGCAGGTGGTATTGCCACTATTGCAACTGCTATGGCTATTTTTTCAACTATGGATGATGGAGTTATAGGTCCGGGTTATGGTAGTAGAATACTTTTAACACCACAAGGTGGAATAGCATTTAATAATAAAGATACCATTATAGCAGGTACTAAATTAAATAAAGGAAATGATGTAATATCTGCTCCTGAAGGTTCTATTAATTTAGGTGGTGGAGGTGGAAGTCCACAACTACTTGAAGAAATAATGAAGATGAATAAAAACATAGAAGCTTTAGCTAATAGACCTATAGATATAACAACTAGTGTTGATGGTGAGTCTTTAGTAAAAGTAAAAGGTAGATACCCTAATGAAGATGCTTTAACTACCGCTAAAGATAGTTTTAAAATATCATAAGATACAATATTTATAATAAATAAAATAATTAAATTATGGGATTAAAAGAAAGACTAGAAACAGAAGGTTCAAAATTCACATATTCTGCTGATGGAGCAGTAGCAACACCATACACCGAGGAATATGTACCTCCTACTAATGTGTTAGCTACTAAAGCCTCTGCTTTACACGCTACAGAAAATGGAGAAGTAGGATACTCTCTTACAGGAGCTAACCCTACAATGCAAGACCCTGCAGGTGGTAGTTCTACTGTTACTGATGCTTCTGCTAGATATAAAGATGGAAATACCATATCTGATTTACCTAATGCTAGTACATTAGATTTAGATGGAGGGTTTGGACCTAATGGTAAGTATGAAGACAATGCTCCTGAAGGTGCTAATTTCTAATATAAACTCAAATGGGGGATATTTTAACTACTTTAACAAGTACAGGATCTAAATACACATATAATGCGGTAAATGGTACTCCTCAAGCATACCCTGAAGATTTTGTTCCCCCTACTAACTTATTAGCAACTAAAGATTCGACTTTACATTTTGACCCTAAATCTAAATTTAATAATTTAGGATACTCAACTATAGGAACAGAAATGGGTAGTTATTCTGAATTTTTTCAAAGTTGGGTTTCTTCTACCCCTGGAAATACAAAACCTTTACCTGGACCATCTAACATAGAACTCACAGATCCTGTTGGCGCTGATGCTAATAATAAACCTAAATATGATTATTTAAAAGGAAATAGGTATCAAGATCAAAAATTTAAGTAATGGGGTTATTTGAAATAATAAATGGAAGTTTACCTCAAGGATTTACATATTATTCACCATCTGTATTTCCTAACCCTAATGCTGTTTCTACGTCTGATTCTTTTGGTCAAAGAAGTATAGATAGTAAAAATAAACCTACATATACTCCCCCTTACAAAGTAACTAAATTACCAAATGTAACAGGCAATAACTATTCTAATCCTTTAGATAGAATAAGATATAATTCTAAATCTTGGGGGCCTGATTTTATAACTCGAGGAAATCAATTTGGTGCTGTAAGAACAGCAGATGATATAGAAAGATTTGTTAAATACTTTGTGCCTTTTTCTTTTAAAGCAGGTATAAATGCTAGCACAAGTGCTACCCAAGGAATCACAAGTTTTGGATTAAATGTAAGTAATTTTGAATTCCAAAAAGGCGACATTTCAGGTTTATCTTTTATTTTAAAACAGAATTTATTATCTCAGTTATTTGGTGATAAAACTATATATACTCCTTTATCTACTTTAACTCAAATTGGTATAAGTTTAACTGGTATATCTGTTAAAAAACAAGGACTTTTAAATAGAAAACTTAAACAAGATGGTTACGGTATTCAACCTGATTTTAGAGAAAATTCTATTAAACCAAATTCTTCTAGCAATAGAAAATCTTATCTTAGTACTTCACCTAACTATCAAGGAAAAGGAAATATTGAACAAAGAATTAATTTTAGAAGTGGAGGAACTAGAGGTAATATATCTGATTATACCCAAGGGAAAAAAGTATATGGAAGTTCGGATGAAACATATGGTGCTTTAGATAAAATAAATGCTACTCCATTATATGAGTCTGAAAAACCTTTAAATATTAAAGAATTTAAAGATTTAATAGATTTTAGAATAGCAATAATTAATAATAATTCAATACCTGGTCCTGATAATTTAGAATCAACTTTAAAAAATTATTATTTACATTTTAGAGCTTATATAGAAGATTTTGGTGATTCTTTTGATGCTAAATGGAAAGGAATTGATTATATGGGAAGAGCAGAAGAGTTTTATAGATATAGTGGGTTTAAAAGAAAAATTTCTTTATCTTTTATGTTAGTTGCTTCTTCTAAAGAAGAACTTTTACCTATGTATAGAAAATTAAATTTTCTAGCTTCCTCCCTAGCCCCTAGCTACTCAGAAAACGGATATATGAGAGGCAATTTATCTAAAATAACAGTAGGAGATTACCTATATGAACAACCAGGTTTTATAGATAATATAAATGTAACAATACCTGATAATTCTCCTTGGGAAATTAATTTAGGATTAGATGGTGAACCTTTAAAAGATTTAAGACAATTACCACACCATTTAAAAGTTAAAATGAACTTTGTACCAATTCACGAATTTAGACCTGAAATAATGAAAATAGATTTTGAAAGAAGAAATCGTGATGGGGTTATTTTAGATAAAGGGCTTAATGATGGAATAATTTATGGAAATCAAAGATTTATAGCTTTAAAAGACTCTACTAATGGCACTGAAGGAAGTTGGGAGAACTCACCATCTTCTAATACATTTACAGATGAACAAGGTTTTATTTCTTTTGATCAAAATTTATCCTAACAAAAATGAACCGATACTCCCCAGCTAAAATATTACCTGCTACAGATGGAATAAAAAGAAGATATTCTAATATAAAGTATCCTTCTATACCACCTTCATCTAATGATATATATGTTTATACTTCTTTAGGAGATAGATATGATGTTTTAGCTGCAAGTTACTACAGTGATACTACTTTATGGTGGGTTATATCCAGATCTAACCCTTCTCAACCCACTGATACACTATATCCTACAGTAGGTTCTCAAATTAGAATCCCTTCACCTCGTAGAATCCCTACAATAATGGCAGATTTTAAAAATTTGAATGAATACTAAATTTTAAATAAGTTATGGCTAAAAAGATACTTAGAAAAAATGTAGTAGGAGAAGAACTTCAAAAATATGTCTCTAACCAAATTAAAAGACGCCAAATAACCCATGGTAGTGGAGTACTCTCATCTAGAACCCCAGAAGAATTAGTAGTATTAAATTCTAATAATTCATGGATAAAACTCGCTTCAGGGGTAGCCATTACCGAAGAAAAACTAAATGACCTAGGAATTTCAGGTGAAAATTTAGAAAAATTTCAAGGAATGGGTCTTGCCAAAAACCATATTTTATTTGGTGGCATTTCAAATTTAACAGATAAGGGTAAAAATTATAAATTAAACCAACAAGACAGCTTTATAGGCACTTATGAATTTGAACAAGACTTTGGGATAGTTCCTATGCCTGGAATACAAGATTTAACAATAAAAGCTTTAAATAGAGGATCTTTAAAGAAAGCTCTTATAAAAATAAAAGCCCAAAATAGAAACCAATTAAATATTTTAGATGCTCTCTATTTAAGATTAGGTTATACAGTTTTATTAGAATGGGGAAACAGTGTTTTTTTAGATAATGAACAAGGACGTATACAAAAAGTACAAGATACTATATTAGAAAATAAAGAATTATTTTTTAATGAAAGTTGGCAAAATAAAGCATATAATGATATTCTAGAAAGAATTGAAGAATATAGAATCCAATATGAAGGAAATTATGATGGAATGTTGGGTAAAGTATCCAACTTTGATTGGAAATTTAATGAGGATGGGTCTTATGATATAACATTAACAGTATTGAGTTATGGTGATGTTATTGAATCTTTAAAAACTAATATAACTGCTCGTGTAGATACATTAAATTATCTTAGTGAATCTACTATATCAAGAGACATAGGAAAGTCTGTAAATGATAATAGAGAAAGTAATATTATCTTTTCTTTATTGCAAACTTTTAAAATAGTAGAAGGTTTAGAAAATGGAAAGTATAGAACAGGTGAACTTACAATTAATAAAAATGCAAGACCAAAAATAGGAAATTTTATAGGAGTAGGACCTGCACAAATTATAACAGCTACTACAGAATACCGATTTAAAACTACACTTAATCTTATAACTACCAAGGAAAGAAAAACAATTATAAACACAGATACAAAATGGTATAAAATTAATCCTTATAAAAAATCCAATTTAAGAGATCTTTATTATGATTTAGCTTATAAAGACATAGATGCTTTTAAAACGGTTCCTTGGGCTACTACAAAACAATTAGGAAGTAACTCTATAATAGTTTCAAAATTACCCAATATATTCCAAAATTCTGATGCCAATAGAAACTTCGAAATCCCCTACCCAGATATATCTAACCGTTTATTACGTTGGATACTTAATAAAAAAACAGAAACTACAACTAGTAATAATGCTGAAAAAAATTATATAGCATTTTCTTTTAAAATCAAACCTAATGTAATTGCAGGATTTGGACAGCCATTAAAAGACCAACTACCTGTTATCATAATACCTGGGTTAGATGAAAATAAAGGAACAAGTTATGACAATGAAGTATGGAAACCCCAACCAATAAACACAGATGGTGCATCAGATGTTGGTGCAGCTCGAAAGATACGAGCAAATAACTTTTCTGTTGTAGGTACAAGTGAATATTGGAAATATAAAGATTATAGAGGAGTAGATGGTTTTATAGATGAAAATGAATTTGGAAATTGGCAAAGAGGTGCGGGTAGAGTTGATACATTTCAATTTAATGACCCTTCAAGGGATAATTTTAATTATAATCTTATAGCTGAAAGATACGGAACTACAGTAGATAAAGTTGGAGTTAGGACTCTTACCAAATTACCACTAAATACTACTGTTACCACAGCAGGAGTTACAACAGATTACTTTCCTATTGATGGGATTATAATAAATGGAGTTAAAAGAACAGATGTTATAGTAGAAAAAGAAGCTTTTGTAGTAACCGTAAGTAAATCTGTTACTATAACAAATGTTAAGGGCTTAGACTGGAAAGCCCCTACTCCTGGGTATATAGGAATAAAAGATTATGAAAATATTAGTGATCCTAATTATAATACAACTACTATTGGAAAAACTTTTTATCCTGCTGATTGGCCTAATTTAGATAGAAATAATATAAAATTTTATACTTTAGCATCACTATTAACTGCAAAGAAAAAAAGAACCTATATAGGAATAGATACCGCTTTAGATAGTGATAGCACAAGTACTTTTGAAAACGCAGCAAGAAATGAATTTGGTCGTGGTAAAGACAAAGCCCAAATAGATTTCCCTCAAGATTACACTAAACAAAGAGAATTAGGAACATTTAACATATTAAATGACAACAAATATTATTATTACCCAGCAGGTAATAGTACTCTTGTAAGTGGCCCTACTGATTCAAGACTTGCTACTACTAATACCAATTTATCTATTAAATCTATAGGTAATTCTCAAGACTCTAACAACCAACTCTCAGCCTCAGAATACTCTTCTGATAAAGTAACTATTGAAACTGGATACCAGCATCCTTACTATATATGGGGATTAAAAGGTTTTACTGTTAAAAGTGACCCTAATAATGTTGATGATATAGTAAATGATGAAAATGTAATATTTGATGGTTTAGAAACAGGATATGGAACTAATAATAGAGGAAACAGAGTTAGTTTTCCTATAATAGAATTAAATGATTTTATAGATTCAAAAGGTAATGGTCCTAAATTCCCTAGTTCTACAACCCAAACACAAGATTTTAAAGATGAACTTGAGGATGAATTTAATAAGTACGATAAAAGAGATATTAGTGAAATTTTAAAAGAATATTCACAACCTCAATATGGTGAAAATGGAGAAATAAAAAAAGATGGATATGAGTTTTTTCATAGATTTGTAGCTACAGAAAGAGAAAAAGCAGTAAATGAAAAAAAACCTTTTTACTGGGATATTAAAAATGAAATAAATAAGATTGTAACAAGTAATGGACCAGCTGAAAACCCTTTAAAGTTTATAAAACCTTTTGATGATAAAGGAGTAGTAGTATTAGATCTTGATCCAAGAAGGTATTATATAAGATTAGGTTTTCTTTTACAACTTGTAAGAGATAAATCTTTATTAAAAATTAATGTTGGAGCAACTGAATATGAAGATAATCCACCCATATTTGACATAGCTTATCAACAAGGAATTTCTGATATGTTATGTTTACCTAACCAGATGTCTTTTGATTTAAGTACATGTTTTGTAAGAAATGATAATGTTCTTTATTTTGAAACTGATGGTTCTACTAAAAATTATAGTTTATTTAGTGAAGCTAGACCATGGGACCATAAAAACATAACAGATAAATCAGGATATTTTTCTGATGTGCAAACTACTTTAGAGTTCTATGAGTCAAGTTCACAATATAAATCTAGAGTAGGGAAGGGAGAAGATCGAAATGTAGCAGACATTATGAACATATATGTAGAATTTGATTTTGTTGGAGATTGTATGTTATCCGCTACTGATGAAAGAGGAAATATGTCAACATATGACTTTGTTAGTAATATGTGTATAGGTTTAAATAAAGCTTTAGGAGGGGTAAATAACCTTGAACCTGTTATAGATGAAACTCGAAACACCTTATATATTGTAGATTCTTCTCCTAAATATGATTCTAAAAAATTAAACCCTTTTAATGACCAAGATTCAGATTATACTTTACAAGTATTTGGATACAATTCAACAAAAGAAAATAACATAAATGCTGTTGAATCAACTTTTTCACGAAAAATAGATTTACAAACAGCTATTACCCCTGAATATGCTGCAATGATAGCAATTGGAGCTACAGCTGCAGGATATGCTAAAGGCATTGAAGCTACTTCTTTTGCTAAATGGAATAAAGGTCTTAAAGATAGATTTAAAGAAAATTTTATTCCTGCAGAAGAACCAAAAAGTAGTAGCAGTAATTCACTTACAAGTAATATTTCTCAATTTAAAGAAGAAGTCATTCAAACTTACCAACAAATGATGACTTTAGATAGAAATAAAAACAACTACAATAGTTTATCTTTAGTACCTAATGGGATTAGATTAGAATTAGATGGTGCAAAAATTGGTGGGAATGTTTCTATAGCTACTGAATATTATAAATTTTTATTTGGAAATAGAGCAGCCGTTAACCCCGATAAATTTGTTGGTGGTGGGACAGGATTTATCCCTTTCAAACTTAATATAACCCTAGACGGGATTTCAGGATTTAAAATCTACCAAAAACTAACAGTTAATACTGATTTCCTCCCTGCAGGATATGCTGTTACAACAGAATTTATAATAACAGGAGTAGATCATATTTTAAAGGATAATGATTGGGAAACTAATCTAAAATTAGTTATGATTCCTAAATTCGAAGACTATGAAGAAATAGTAACTTTAGATACTTTTAGAAGTCAACCTATATCATATAACTCATCTACCTTTCAAAGTGAAAGAGATAACCCTTCAGATGATAATTCTACTTTTGCTCAAAGAGTTATACAATCAGCTGAAGAGTACTTTAATGATAAAAGTGAAACTAATAATTTATGTGCTGGGGGAACAGCCAAAATAGCCCAATCTATTAATAATGTCTTACAAAATAAATTTAATTCTCCAACTTGGAGTGGTTTAGGGCATGCCTATTCCCCAGACTTTAAAAATAATATAAATAATTTAACTACTTATGAAATTTTTCAACAAAATCTTATTGTAGATAGTAATGAAATACAAAACTTTATAAATAGCCAAACATGGGAATATGGTGACATAATCCAATATTACCTATTACCTAACCCTAACTCTTCTAACCCTACAGAAAAAGCTGAATATAATAAATATTTAAATAACCCTTCTATTTATCTTAACCAAGGAATAGGGTATGGAGTATCTAGAGGTAGTGCTGTGTATCATGCACAAATTTATACTGGAACGTTTTCTAAAAATAGCTTTGTGTTTAAAGATGGAAATATACAAACTTATAAAGGATCAGGATGGTCTTGTGATAGTAAAGCTAATTACGGGGTAAATTATGTATATGGTAGAGTAAACTATTTACCCGGAGATAAATATGCAATAAACATTTTAAAAGTAAAAAATAATTTTAAATAAAATTTATGTATTTTCCTAAATCACAAATAAAAACTAATTTATATACTAATGGTGATGAATATATTTTATCTACTACCTTAGAAAATTATAAAGGGTTTTATTTTAAAACTTCAACAGGAAAATTTTTTACTGAAAAAAACCCAAGTGATTCTTCAATTGAGTTATTAGCTTTTAATTCCAGATACGGAAATTCTTTAGACCCTATTTCTCCACAATCTGAATTTAATAATATTAATCCTGAAAAAACTCTTTCTCCTGTTACTGAACAACCTGCTATTTTGTCTCCTAAAGATTTTAGTAAATATGCTAAATATGATTCTAATTCTTCTTTATATAGTAACACTATTAAAACTAAAACTAGGGCTATACCTCAATTTAGTCCTACTTACCCAACAGAAAAAGAAAAAGAAAAAGGAGTATTTACTAGATATTTTTGTAAAAAAAATAATGAACCTAAATACATTGAGATATCTAAATCTATCCATGATAGACTTATAAATAAAAATGATAATATTGCTTGGGATTTATACACAGGCTTTTCCCTTCCTTGGAGAATTAAGGGAAATAAAGATGAAACATATATTAAAAACCAAGCATCTGTTTCTAAAGTTGAAAATCAATTAAAAGATTTAAATTTTTCTAGATATTTTAAAGGTAGATTTTTGCAATACTATTTGGAAGAATAAAATAAGTTTTATACTTTTATTTTTATGTATTGGCTTATAGAAGAACAAGACAAAATAGATTTATTTTGTAAAATACATCATAAAGAAGCATATGTAGAAGTTATTCCAACTTCATCTTATTTACATCCTGTAAAAAATAATATATGTGCTATTTATATTAGACCTTTAAATGATACAAAAGGTTACATAATACCTATAAACCATAGTGAAACAATAAACTTTAACATAGAAGAAGGAGAAAAAGTACTAAATAGTATAAATAAAATATATGTAAGAGATAAAAAAGAAATATTACATTACCTACCTCTAAAGCATTTACTACAACCCACCCCATCCCCTACTACGTATATACCAGAATTAACACCTGCTCACCATTATATAAACCAAAATTGTAGTAGACTTACACACACTAATCCTTTAGTTCCAATAGTTAAACACTATGAGGTATGTGAACAAAACTTTAAAAATTTTAATATAAAGGAACAAAACTTGTTTTATAATAATAAAGCAACACTTGTTTTTAACATGATAGAGCGAGTAGGAATCAAAACAGATAACACGCTATATCAACAGTATTTTGATGAAGACACAGACGATGGTTATGTGTATACAAAATATAATTTAAATACAATAACAACGAGACCTTCCAATGCTTATGGAGGTATAAATTACTCGGCATTAAATAAAGAAAATGGAGAAAGAAAATGTTTTATCCCACGCAATAACAAATTTATTGAAATTGATATTAGTGCTTACCACCCTACCCTTCTTGCTATTCTTTGTAATTACACTTTTGATAATGTGGATATTCACAAGTCTTTTGCTAAAATGTACAATGTGGGCTATGCCAAAGCAAAAGAGATTACGTTTAAGCAAATCTATGGAGGAATTTGGGAGGAGTATGAGGAGCTAGAATTTTTTAAAAAAGTAAAAGTATATACGAATGAATTGTGGGAAAAGTTTCAAAATGAAGGATATATAGAGTGTCCTATATCCAAGTATAGGTTTGAGAGAGATAAACTGGATAATATGAATCCACAAAAACTTTTAAATTATTTGTTACAAAATTTGGAAACTTCAAACAACGTTTATATATTGTGGGATATTTTTAAACTGTTACGGGGAAAAAACACTAAACTTGTATTATATGTTTATGATTCGTTTTTATTAGATTATGATGAAGATGAAAAGGATGTTTTAAAGAAAATAAAGCAAGTTTTTGAAAAGAAAAAATTAAATATAAAAATAAAAGAGGGCAAAAATTATGATTTTGCTTTGAGTAGTTATGAATAGTACTTTGGAAAAACCTTATAATACGTATAACATATATGACTTCGATAGTTCTATAGACCTTACGTCAATGAATAATAGATTGTTTTGTACATTTACCGCTTTAGAAGATTTAGATGATCTTGTTAAGCATTTGTCCCTTAGGTATACTATTATGTACAATAAAATGTTTGCACTGCAGGTTAAAAGTAATAATGAATATGTTATTACTTATAATGTAGAACAAGGCAATGTGAATGATATACCTGAAAACACAATCCTTGTACATAGAAAAAAAGAATCTAATACGTTATATACGATAAATGCTCTAAATGAGCTTATCAAAAAACTAAATGGAGGTGTTGTTGATACAAAATTCCCAGTAAACTGGCAACACTATAAAAATTGTATATTGTTAACTCAACATAATGAGATTAAGCAATTAAATACAAAAATTTACAAGATAGTTGAACTCTAGTTTGGCTATCATTAATCGAGTTATTATATTTACAGTTATAAACAATTAAATTAAGTTATATTATGAATCTAAACGCAATCAAGAAAAAACTTGACACATTACAAAAATCCTCTGACAACAGTGGAGGTAACAAAACTGACTATGTTCAGTTGAAAAAATTTAAACCTTCTATAGGGAAACAAACAATTCGAGTTGTACCATTTAAATACAACAAAGAATACCCTTTTACAGAGATGCAATTTTACTATAATATTGGTAAATTTAGAATGATTGCTTCTCCATTAAATTGGGATGAAAAAGACCCAATTGCTGAGTTTGCAAAACAACTTAGAGGTACTAATGATAAAGAGAATTGGCGTTTAGCTAAAAAGCTAGATCCTAAAACTCGTGTTTTTGTTCCTGTAATTGTTAGAGGGCAAGAATCAGAAGGTGTTCAAATGTGGGAATTTGGTAAACAAGTTTATGAAGCATTTTTAAATCTTGCAGCAGATGAAGAAGTTGGTGATTTTACAGATATTGTAAATGGTAGAGATATTAAATTAGTTACTACTAGCCCTGAACAAAATGGGACCAAATATAACAGTACTTCTATTTCACCTTCAATGAAACAAACACCACTTTCAGAGGATAAAAATCAGGTTGAAACATGGTTAAATGATCAACAAAATCCTAAAGAAACTTATAGCTCACTATCTTTTGATGTTATTAAAGGTGCTTTACAAGAATGGTTATCACCTGATGAAGAGGAAGAAGGAGATATTATTTCTGAACAAGCTGAAGAATTTGATGATGAAAAAGTTGAATCAAATTACAGTTTATCTACAAAAGGAAAGAAAACCAATGGAGATAAATTTGATGAAATATTTGATAACGACGACGAAGACGATTTACCATTTTAAATTAAAGTTACATGCCCAGAGGAAGAAAATCACTGTCAGAGGCAGTAGATAAGGAGCTTAAATCTAGTTTTAATCTAAGTAGTTTTAAAGATAAAAAAGGTTTAGCTTCAAATGTTAAATTTAAAGCTCAAGATTGGATCCCCCTTTCCCAAGCATTCCAAGATGTTACTTCAATTCCCGGTATCCCTGCAGGACATATTGTCCTACTTAGGGGTCATTCAGATACAGGTAAAACTACTGCGTTACTTGAAGCAGCTGTAAGTGCTCAAAAACGTGGTATTTTACCTGTTTTTATAATTACTGAAATGAAGTGGTCTTGGGAGCATGCTAAAATGATGGGATTTGATGTTACTGAGGTATTTGATGATGAAACAGGTGAATTAGTAGATTATGAAGGACAATTTATTTATGTTGATAGAGAAACTATTAATACAATAGAAGATGTAGCTGCTTTCATTTTAGATCTACTTGATGAACAGAAAAAAGGTAATTTACCTTATGATCTCTTATTTTTATGGGATTCAATTGGTTCTGTGCCATGTGAAATGTCTATTAAGTCAAATAAAAATAATAATGAATGGAATGCAGGTGCTATGTCAACTCAATTTGGTAATAATGTTAATCAACGTATTACATTATCCCGAAAAGAAAGCTCAAAATACACAAATACTTTAGTTTGTGTTAACAAAGTTTGGGCTGCTAAACCTGCTGTACCAATGGGACAACCTAAACTAATGAATAAAGGTGGATTTGCAATGTGGTTTGATGCTACATTTGTAGTTACATTTGGAAATGTAGCAGATTCTGGAACATCTAAATTAAAAGCTATTAAAGATGGTAAACAAGTAGAATTTGCTAAACGTACAAATCTACAAATCGATAAAAATCACATTAATGGTGTACAATCAAGAGGTAGAATTATTATGACACCTCATGGATTCATTAATGACACAGATAAAGATTTAAAAGATTATAAAGATTCACAAGCTGAAGAATGGAAACGTGTATTAGGTGGTGGTGATTTTAATATCATTGAAGAAAATTCTGATACTTCTCAAATTGAAGAATTTATAACCGAACCTGAATAAATACATGAAAAAAGACCTTCTAAACCTTCTTAACAACATACAAGAAACAAGCGAACCACAACCCCAGTTTGAACGCTATATGTTGATAGATGGGCTTAATTTATTTTTTAGGAGTTTTAGTGCTATAAATGCTGTTAATCCTAAAGGAGCTCATGTTGGAGGTTTAGGGGGTTTTTTTCGTTCACTAGGATTTTTAATAAGACAAATTCAACCTACAAAAGTATTTGTAGTATTCGATGGAATGGGATCTTCAAACAACAGAAAAAATCTTATCCCAGAATATAAGTCAAATCGTAACTTAACTCGAGTTACTAATTGGGATGTTTTTGATAATTTAGAAGAAGAAGATGAATCAAAAGTAGACCAAATTGTTAGAATAATTCAATATTTAAAAACTCTTCCTGTAAGAACTATATCAATTGATAAAGTAGAAGCTGATGATATTATAGCATATTTAAGTCAAACTTTACCTGTTAATTCTAATGATAGAGTTTTCATAGTGTCTAGTGACAAAGATTATCTTCAATTAGTTTCAAAACATGTTGTTGTTTATAGACCTATAGAAAAAGAATACTATTTAGAGCAAACTGTAAAAGATAAATTTAAAGTTACTCCTAATAATTTTTTATTATATAAACTATTAATGGGGGATAATTCTGATGGAATACAAGGTATTAAAGGATTAGGCCTTAAAAAACTATATAAATTATTCCCTGAACTCACCCAGAAAGACATATCTTTAGATGATTTACTTGACTTGTGTGAAAAAAAATTAAAAGACCATGTTATATATGCTCGTGTTTTACATGATATAAAACTATTAGAAAATAAATACAAAGTTATGGATTTGTCTAATCCTATGATAGACAACAAAGACAAAATGTTTATAGATAAATTTGTTAAAACTGAACCTATAAATTACTTCCCAGATCAATTTGTTAAAATGTATAACCAAGATCAAATTGGTGGATTGATAAGAAATGTAGAAGTATGGGTTAAAGATATTTTTAAAGATTTATTGGAAAACAAATAAATTATTATTATATTTAAATAAAAGTTATAAAAAATGACGTTAAAATCAATTGACGAATATGGACCTATCTTTCAAATGAAAGTTATTTCTTCATTATTAACCCACAAAAATTTCCTACAAAATATAAACGATGTTTTAGATAGTGAATATTTTTCTAACCCTGCACATAAATGGGTTATAAATGAAATTTTAGATTACTATGATAAGTATCATACTACTATTTCAATGGATATTTTAAAAGTTGAAATGAAAAAAGTAGAAAATGAAGTACTTCAAGTTTCAATTAGAGAACAATTACGTGAAGCTTATAAAGCAGATGCTGATGATTTAATTTATGTACAAGAAGAATTTTCGGCGTTTTGTAAAAATCAACAACTTAAAAAAGCATTATTAAATAGTGTTGATTTACTTAAAGCAGGTGATTATGACTCTATAAAATATATGATTGAGGCAGCTATGAAAGCTGGTCAAGATAAAAATATAGGTCATGAATATAGAAAAGATGTAGAATCTAGATATAGAGAAGATCATAGAACAATTGTACCTACACCTTGGGAACCTATAAATCAATTAATACAAGGAGGTTTAGGTAATGGTGATTTAGGTTTAATATTTGGTAACCCTGGAGGAGGTAAGTCATGGACATTAGTTGCTTTAGGTGGTTTTGCTGTTAAATTAGGATATAACGTAATACATTACACTTTAGAATTAAGTGAATCATATACAGGAAGACGATATGATGCTTTCTTTACTAATGTGCCTGTAGATCGTTTAGAAAAACATAAAACTAAAGTTGAAGAAATAGTACCTGAATTACCTGGGGAATTAGTAATTAAAGAATACCCTATGGGTAAAACTACTATATCTACTATAGAATCCCATATTAAAAAAGTTACAGATTTAGGAATAAAACCTGATTTAATTATTATAGACTATATTGATCTTCTTTCAACAAAAAAGAAAACTGTTGATCGTAAAGGTGAAATAGATGATATTTATACAAGTACAAAGGGGTTGGCAAGACAATTGAATATACCGATATGGTCGGTTTCCCAAGTAAATAGAGCGGGTGCTAAAGATAATGTCATAGAAGGAGACAAAGCAGCTGGCAGTTACGATAAAATGATGATTACAGATTTGTCAATCTCCCTGTCAAGAAAAAAAGAAGATAAAGTTAACGGAACAGGAAGATTTCACATTATGAAAAACCGATATGGGATGGATGGCCTTACATATCAAGTAAATGTAGACACCACTATAGGAAAAATAGAGATTGGTGACATATATGATGATGAAGCTGATACTGTTATAGCATCAAATTCTTCAAGTCATGAAAATTTTGACAATTTAGATCGTCAAATGTTAAAAAATAAATTTTTTGAATTAAACACATGATTACACAACTCCGCCCACATTATAAGCCGTTTGAGTATCAAACAGCATTTA